GACTATGTATTATGGCTCAACACGTTTTATATATTTACCTTCTAGACCAGTAGTTTCATCTTTTACCTTTTTGATTAATTCGAGTATTTTGTCATTCAGGTTATTCAGGTCAGTGCTATGGTCAACCTTATCATATATTTTATCGATAACTGTAAACAGTTCAGGAAATATATTACTCTGCTTCTTATTATATATAGGGGTTATTGTTGATAATAAAACTTCAACCGGTTCATTACTCGAATCCTTTTGTAAATTGGTATTTGTTATTTTTACTTCCCCTTTTGATCTACGTAGTAGCTGTGGTGGTAAAATGTTAAATAGCCCTACAGTAGGAACACCAGCAGTAGTCGTAGCAGTTATAACAGACTCTGCAAATGTTGAAGCTGACAATGAAGATTGTAGCGCAATGAATCTAGCTAAATCAGCACTAGTAACAAGATCAAAATCACCCAGACTATCTATTGTGTTAACAGCGCTTTGTAATCTTGCTGCGTGGATTAATCTAAATACATTATCATTATCAGGTAAAGATGAAGATGAAGATTCACTTGCAAATCTAGCTATACTTCCTAATCTTTGACTACTTAATTGTGCTATTAAACTATTGTTATCTTCATCACTATCACTATCACTGAAATCAAAATCAAAATCACTGAAACTACTATTACTACGTTGCATTCCTTTTTGACTCATTGCTATAATAATATACTATAATTTATGACGATGTTTTACTTACACATACAATGGTTTATTTTACAAACTCGATCGATCTTATTTATAATTTTTAGTCCAAATGATGGATCGCGGTATTTATAATATTCATATGAATAAACACAATCAATGTTAACCTCTATTAGTAAAAGTTAAAACTCTTACGGCTTCGCCTCTGGAGTTTCATCGATATCCTACCGCTGCGCTACCCGAATGGGGTCCAGATATCTTCGCAAAAAGCAACCCAGCGTTCGAGTGGAAAATAAAACTTAACACAAATATCCGAATGAAGCGCATATGATTATAAAATCACGTATTAGGTCCCTACGTAAATATGCTAAATATATGATGTATTAAACATTATATATCTAAAATGATTAGTCATTTGTTACAAATTATTTAAACAAAGACGGGGGAGAGACCAAGACCAACTCCTAGACCAAGGCCATTACGAGCTGATTCGGCGACAGTTGGGAGGAAAACATCAAGGATGCTAAAGGTGGCGGCGGCAGACAATGCAAGGATGACAACTTCCTCGACATTGAGTGACTTCTTGGGGATGACAATACTGACAACAGCGATGACAAGACCCATAACTAAATACTTAACAATGCGTTTAACTAGTTCAGAAAAATCGAAGCCCATTGGATTCTTATATATAACGAAAACAAAAAAATATACGGAAATACAAACAATAAAACAAATATATAAATATAGTAAATTACTTAAATACAGTTTTGCTAAATATTCTATAATGTCTAACCCATCAACTTTTGAAAGGAAAAACTTGCCCAATGGAAAACCAAATCCTAAATATGTTGATTTATGCGATGAAGATCCGGCAATTGCCGGACAGAAGTTCGTTTGTATGTCATTTGTTTCACCTGAAAAAATCTTGAAGAAACGCGAAACCTTTTTATTTGACCAATTTGTTCAACAATGGGATTTTACTAAATCTCTTTCAAAGTTCTTTGACTTTTTGCATTTTATGGCATACAAGTATAATTTGAAAATTGACGATTTAGTTTCGGACTTTAACGATTTTGCTAAAGAAGAAGAAATCAAGATAAAATCCGTGTCCGTAGAAGATGACTATAAAAACTTTTTGGATAAACAAGAAGACGTGCTTACACAGCAATTTCAGAAAGAACATGCGTTCCAAACGTCCACACGTGGTCTCAAGATACGGGGTGTATATCCTACACAAGACGAAGCCGAAATCCGCTGCAAGAAGCTGCGCGAAAACGATCCCAATCACGACATATTTGTCGGCCCAGTTGGAATGTGGATTCCATGGGATCCGGATGCTTATAAGACCGGTCGAATTGAGTTTATGGAAGAAGAGCTCAATCAACTGCATCAAGAGAAGTTGAAGAATGAGGAGAAAGCGAAACAAGAGTTCGATCAGCGCATCAAAGACACTAAACGCAAGGCTATAGAAGAGAATATTAAGTTGGCAGAAAAGAGTGGTAATGTTCTCACCCAATCTTTAGACGAAAATGGCAATTTAGTCGGTGTGAAAGAAACTGTCAACTTTGATGAACGCGAAGTATCTGATACGGCAACTACTGATCTTCGTAACGAGCTATTGCGTTCTTCCTATGCTCAAAAAGAAGAGTAAAGAGGTATAACCATATATGTTCTGATTATTATAAAACATTTATACTATATATTATACTATATAGTATGGATTTGTGCAAATATAAAAACTTGTTTGGTAAATTGGGAACTGGCATTCATTCGTATCGCATATATAATATAGCTTATTTAGATTTTGTAGTAACCGCAGTCGGTGCCTATATATTATCGAAACTATTCGGAACACCTTTTCTATACACGTTTATCGCATTTTTTATAATTGGTATAATAATACACCGATTATTGTGTGTCCGAACTACCATAGACAAATTTCTATTTCCAAATGCTGAGTAGTATGTATGCACTAAAACATAAAAACATTAACATAATATATATAAATACTATTATACATTATGATGCATACAGAGAGTGAACAAAGTGCAATAGATATAATGAATGCAATGTCTACTAATATAAAAAAACACGAAGATAAGGCAACCCGACGTGAAACTCGCTATGAAAAATGGAAACGCGCCAGAAAAGCGAAAAGTGGATGGATAAATTGGTTGTGTTGTTGTCTATTCAAACCGTCAACAAATGAAAACAAAAACTTGGATACAACCCCACTTACCTCATGAGATAATGTTATAAACTACGTTCTATGGAGTTTCCTCGCATAATACATATACCAAACTCCAGATAACGTAGTTATAGAGTATTACCATTTGGTTTTCTTGACATTGATTGGTGGTCCGGCGCTCTTCTTTTTGTTTTTACTCGGGTCATATGCCTCATCTTCATCATCGTCCGCCAAGTTCTTGGATATTTCCCAGAACTCTTTTGACCCCAATTTGAAATCCGGACGTTTTTCGGCTTTATACCAGAATATTTGGTCCTGTAGTTTATTTGATTTAGCATTGTTGTTTATGACTAAACATTCATAGTTCTCCGTGGTTTGGTCCATAACTGAATTGAACGATTCAAACGTAGGAAACATAGAAGCATAGTTCTCCCATATACGTTTCCGATTTGTCATATATGGTTCACGCAAAATAAAGACATAGTCAATATTAGTTCTCAAATTGGGTGGGATACCCAATGGATATTGCATAGTAATAATCAACATTACTTTCCAATGACGGCCGTTCATAAAAAGCAAACGCATCATTTTGTCCCGGGTCCAGGTTTGGTCATACAAACAATCATCCAAAATAACAAATGTGCGGGGGTCAATTGTGCTCCTACGATACGTTTCTATTTCTTTATTCACTTGTTTTAGCACAGTTCGCTGACGCTTCAAAATGTTCTCTATTAATACGGTGTTGTATTCTTCGTGAATAAACAATTTAGGCACGTGGGCAGCATAAAATCCGTTACCAGCTTCTGTTCCTGAAATAACGGTTCCAATAGGAATATCCTGATGATGATATAGCAGATCTTGCACCAAAAACGATTTACCAGTGTCTCTTCTTCCAATCATAACAATAACCGGACCTTTGTTTTCATCTGGCTTAAATGTAATGGATTTCATATCAAACTTTTTCAATTCTAGTGTCATTGTTCTCCTAAATAATCGAATATAATATACACTGTGAAAATTACGTCTATAACACAAACGAGAATACTATTATTTAGCAATAATACTTTAGCAATCGTTTAAATGCGACGGTTTTTATATTTATCACTAAATATACAGCTATTTAGTAATATGCAAACTCAATATCGAAAGTCAGAAATAATAGATTTAGAGAACTTACAAAATACCTATGAAAATACCGAACACGATATTTTAAACGAGTATTCGCCTTTCAATATCAGTGGATTACAGCATTATAACCCGATTTACTCGTGTTTTTTTGAATTAAACGATTCCAATGTAGGAAGAACAACCCTAAAACACAAATATGCTATACACGATTTACAAAGAGTCGCCGATACCGAAACTGGCGAACTTATACCTAAGTCCGTATTCATAAAGTTCTCCCCCCTATTAGATCCAATCAAATTTATGATTGGTAAATACAATGCATCAGATGATGCTATACGGACATTACCTACTCTTTCGAGTAATAGTCAGGAGTGTCACCCCAAACTAGCTGACCGTAATAATGCGTCTTATATCGACTGTTTTTTTAGTTATTTGAGTAGTCAACTATTACACCGACACGGATTGGTAAATGCCGTAGATTTCTATGGGTCTTATTTAGGCGTTCAAGAAAAATACAAAATGAATATTTCCGACGATATAGAATATTTATGCACATCGCGATATTTCAATGAGAACGTGGGTAAACTATTCAAGATTTCGGAAGAAATACCATCCAATGGAAATTATGGAGATGGATCTAGGGGTAATAAACCGCGCCTTAATATTCAAGGTTCTCTGAAAACGCATAATATTTCGTTGATAGATTTGGATGTTGTTGATCTGGACAATGATACGTATTCCGGTTCCATTTTGGAAGTATCCAGGGAACAAGGTTCGTCGGATATAAAGTCCGAATGTGAATGTGAAACTGCGAAGTATTCCAGAGAACGTAGTTCATCTGAGTTTGCCATACAGGATAACAATACAGGAGAAGTTATTTATGAAAAATCAAGTTCTCATTCATTAACAGAATCTTCCGAATCATCCAATAACAGTAGCCTTAATTATAGCACGGATGACGACGGAGATGAAGATGGTGATGATGACGGTGAAAATGAAGATGATGATGGAGACGAAGATGAAGATGATGATGAAGACGAAGATCAAGATGATGATGGAGACGAAGAATCTAGTGAAGATGAATCAGATGACGAAGACATATTATTTTCATATATGGACAATTTCCCCATACAAATGATTTGTCTGGAAAAATGCGAAGG